TCGACTTCGCCGTCACCGGCGACAGGTAGCCGTCGAGGATCAGCTTCGCCAGGTCGCAGGTGTAGGCGATGCCGTGGAACAGCCGATCGTCGCCCTTGTCGAGCGATCCCTCGCCGGTGCGGAACGGCGTCGCCGTCAGGCCGATCACCTTCAGCGCGGGGTTCATCGACTGCATCGCGTCGAGGAACTGGCGGTAGCGGCCCATGCTGTCGCGGCCGATGAGGTGCGCTTCGTCGATGAGCACGAGGTCGGCCCATCCGATCTTCTCGGCCTTGTCGTAGACCGACTGGATGCCGGCGAACAGCACGCGCGCATCGTGCTCGCGGCGCTTCAGCCCGGCCGAGTAGATGCCGGCCGGCGCACCGGGCCAGCACCGCAGCAGCTGCTTGTGGTTCTGCTCGATCAGCTCGCGAACGTGCGTCAGGACGAGAATGCGCTCGTCGGGGAACGACGACAGCACGCGGTGCACGAACGCCGCGATGATGAGGCTCTTGCCACCACCGGTCGGGACCACGACCAGCGGGTTTCCACGCTCGCGCTCGAACCAGTCGTAGATGCCTTGGACGGCTTCTTCCTGGTAGGGGCGGAGCTGCAGTGCGAGCGGGGTGGTCACGGCGCGATCTCCGGCGGCGGCTTCTTCAGCGCCTGCTGAACGCGGAAGGCATTGCGCAGCATCCATCGCTCGTGCCGCTCTCGTTGCTCGTCGCTCAGCTGCGCAACGTCGACCGCCTTCCCTTCTGCATGCGAAAGGACCAGCTGCCGAACGGCGCGCTCCTCACGCATCGGTGCATACTCGGCCTGCTCCGAATGCGTCAGGATGCGCAGACCGTCACCTTCGGAGACGACGGTCACGAGGTCGCCGCGTCCGCGGAAGTGGGCCAGGATCAGCGAGCGCAGTTGCAGGGCCGCGGCCCAGAACTGCGGGTCGGTTCGTGGCTTCAACGTCGCGGCCTCGACCTGCTCCGGCGTGAGGAAGTCCCCACGCTGGAGCTTGTCGAAGTCGAGCGGGAAGCGTGACGTCTCGCCGTTCACGCGACGTTCTCCACGTTGAATCGGCCGTGCTTCGGACGCCAGTCGAGCAGGCCGACGAGACGGCCGCCGATCTCGACGAAGCTGTCAACGTCGCGCGCGTCGAGGACGTTCTCGTCGAAGTTGACGGTGAACTTCAGCGACCAGTCGCGGAAGATCGGCCGCGAGCGGATGACGCGCTGCTGGCCGACGCCGACGCTCGCGCGCAGGACGAAGGAGCCGGCCTCCCACATCGCCACCGGGTCGCGCGGCCCCTTGTATTCGAGCTTCGCCGGGTCGGTGACGATCAGCGCCGAGAGCACGGCCTTGCCCTGCTTTGACTTGCTGGCAGCGTCGCGCAGCAGACGTTCCAGGCAGCGCTCCGGGACGTGCGGACCGAGGTCGGCATCCCAGTAGAGCCCGCCCATGAACTCGGCGCGCGAAACGGCGAGGTGGTCGTCGTCGGTCTTGTTCTTCTTCTTCGTCAGCGCCTTCAGCGCCTTTGCGTGCTCGTTGAGCGGGTCCGCCAGACGCTCGTTGTGCATGACGATGGGGCAGACTCCGCGGATGGTGTACGTGCGTTCCTTCACGTTCGTTTCTCTCTGTCAGGTTGCTTGTGCCAGCAGTTGACGGCCGCCAGCGATCGCCGATTGGTGGGGAGTTTCACGACTTCCCCAGGTCGCCATGCCCCGCCGAGCCGCGCCCTGCCGAGCCCAGCCCATCCCATCCAGGCCCTACCCGACCGAGCCTTGCCCTGCCGAGTTCCAAGCCTTGCCCGGCCCGTCCGCGCCTTGCCTTGCCCCGGCCGGCCGCGCCTTGTTCCAAGCCCTGCCGAGCCCCACCGCGCCGGGACCAGCCTTGACCCGCCCTGGCCATCCTGGACACGCCAAGTCCCAAGCCCTGCCACGTTCCAAGCCAAGCCCTTCCGAGCCATGACCCGCCCTGGCCCGCCATGCCTTGCCGAGTTCCAAGCCTTGCCGCGCCGCGCCATGCCTAGCCGCGCCAGGCCCGACCGCGACCGGCCACACCTTGCCGAGTTCCGAGCCTCGTTCACGCTGCCCCATCCTCCACCACCTCGCCGCCAGCGGCTTGGTAGGTGATGCGTCGCCCCTCGATGCTCACGACCTGGTGCCCGACGATCGCCGGGATGCTCAGGTGGTCGCCGCACCCGGCGCGCTGAGCGTCAGGCTGCAGCGTGGCGCCGTTCATCCGGTCGCACGTCCAGCTGCCGTCCGATTCGGGCGACGACGAGACGCACGTGCGGCAGTTCTTCGCCGGCAGCCCGCCCTTCCAGCACTGGTTCCAGAATCGGCACGGCCACTGCGTGCCGTCCTTGCTGGTCAGCATGCACGGCGAGTAGTGCGCCTCCTTGCGCGCGGGCGGGTCTTCCATCGCGACGATGCGCCCGCCGCGGTCGATCGCGGCCTGCGCCTCCTTCGCGCTGTAGGGCACGCGCTCGGCGTGGATGCGGTCGTCGTCCTTGCACACGGACAGATAGAGCGCCCACTGCAGGCCGAGGCCGTGCATGTAGACCTGCATCTGCACGTAGTGCTCGGGCTTCGCGCGCTTCACGCCCTGCTCCACCAGCTTGGCGAACTGCTTCCCGTTGCTGGTCTTGATCTCGCCGAGGTGCGGCACGTCCGGCGCCTCGGGCACACCGAGAAGGATCGCGTCGCACGACCCGCCGACGTGGCCCCACTGCACTCGCTTCTGCGTTTCGACGACGCGGACGCCGATGCGCTGCAGGTCCTCCAGCACCCACAGCTCCTCGCGCTTGCCGCGCTCGAGTAGCCGCAGGGTCTGGCCCTTCTTCTGCTCGGCGACAGCCCAGCGGAACGACAGCCAGAGGAAGCGGTCGCAATCGTGGCCGAGCACGGACGCGCCGAGGTGGTCGCGGCGCCAGTCGTCGTCCGAGCACGCCGGGGCCTCAGCCGCGCGCCGCGCATAGGCGGCGTGCAGCTGGTCCCCGACGCTGGATAGCATCGGCCCGATGAAGCGAGAGGGGGGCATGGCGTTGCCTCAGCGCTTCGCCCAGGGACGAGCGGCCTGAGGAGACGGCGCGCTTGCCGGCTTCGTGCCACTGGCCGGGGCCGGCGCACCGTCCGCGGCGTCGAGCGCGCGGAAGCCCTTGACCTCGTTGCGCGCGTCGTAGGTGCCGTCGGCAGGGCGCACCGCCAGCTTGACCTGCAGCTCGCCGCCGAGCATGGCGTCGACCGACGTCGCGCCGTGCTTCCCGATCGAGTCGAGGATGGTCACGATCTGGCCCTGCGCAATCTCGCGGGTCTGCTTGTTCTCGTGCTGGTGGCAGAGGTTGGCGAAGACCTTGCGGTTGACGTAGGCCGGCTCGCGCTGGTCGATGCACTCGAAGGTGATCTTCAGCATCTGCCCGACGTTGGCGCTCTTGCCCTCGACGATGTCGGCCTGCGTGATGCGCATCGCATACCAGCCCGGCTTCATGGGCTCGAACGAGGGGCGGGCGGCGGCGGTGTTGGCGGTGTCGAATCCGAAAGTGCTCATGGTTCTGTCTCTTCTGGTTGGGGTTGGGGGTTGTGGGTTCAGGCGGAAACGGGCTTGCCGACGAGCGGCAGGAACTTGGCGACTTCGTTCCAGTCGAGGGGCAGCTTGTCGGGCATGCGGTAGCGGTTCTTCGCGCGCCACGCCGCGTGCTCGGTGGTGTGCAGGGCGCGCGTGCCGTCGCTGATGCCGCGGCGCCGCTCGCTGCCCTTCGGGCCGCTGGTGACCGACGAGACCTTGTAGTTCGCGAAGAGCACGGCGTCGGCCCAGTCGCAGACCAGCGCCTCGGCCGTCTTGTGCAGCCGCATCTGGTAGCGGTCGAACGGGTCCGTCTCCGGCGGCTCGACGCGGGCCACGGTGCTGTGCGCGGTCAGGATGATCGTCATGCCGCGCGCGCGCATCGCTTCGCAGCCGTCGAGGAAGTTGCGCCACTCCATCGCGGCGGCCGTGTAGCCCTTGCCGTAGCCGTAGGCTTCGATCGACTCCTTCCCGTCGCGCTTGCAGACGAAGTCCCAGAGCAGGGGCTCGAGCTTGTCGAGCGAGTCGAGCACGAACGTCTGGAAGTCGTGCTGTTCGTTGACGAGCGACGCGATGCAGTCAAGCACGTCGCCGTAGCTGGCCGGCTTCGGGAAGGCGGGCACGTTGAGCGGCGCGCCCTCGTAGTCGGTGAGGTCGCCGGCCCCGTCCTCGACGGGGACGAAGATCGGCGACGGCGCCATGGCGGCGAAGGTGCTCTTGCCGATGCCGGGGACGCCGTAGGTGACGAGACGCGGTGGTCCGCTGACGCTGCGCTTGATGTCTGCGAGTGAGATAGCCATTGGTTCGGTTCCTTTCGTTCTGGGTTGGTTGGTTCGGTTACTGGTGTGCGATCAGGTAGTTGACGTGCGCGTCCCACGCGAAG